ACATATACAATTTAGTGTATGGTATAATATAGACAATGAAAGAAACAAGAAAGGGGTTCCAATGAAAAAAAGAAGTCATGATTAAAATCACTTTAACCGATGGTAACATTACTCTTGATGGTGAGAACCTGCGAAAACTGACCGAGGATGACATCATCGACAGTATTAAGGTGCTTATCAGTCTTGCAATGATTATGTTTGGATGGTAGAAGGGAGATTCCACAAATGGAAATGCGTAAATTCATTATCGAGGTTCACCCCGACGGCACGTTGACGTGCTGCGAGTACGAGGATCAGAAGGACGCTATCCGAGCCGCAAACAATCGGGCATGGTTGGCCGGTTATAAGCAAGCTCTCATCCATTGCGACGAGCAAGTACACACCCTTGAGGGTTTTAAAGGCACTTGCTTGTCAGCCGATCTTATGTATCAGGGTGCTGCCCGTGTGCGTGACGGGGTACAGGCTATGTACTCCTTATATAACAAGAAATAAGTCGAAACGGCCTCCGGGCCGTCTACCGGGACTGCCCGCCCGGTATTGATAATGACAGGGCACATAATGAAAGGAGTTATATTATGTCTGAAGCAATGATGAAGTCCGAAAACAATGGCGCTATGATGGTGTCCGATGTGATGAATACCGGTGTCGGGTACACCGATATGAACCTCTCTGACCGCTCTGCCGCAGTTGCATTCTACAATGCCACGAGCAACCCCGCCAACAAGCTGAAGGAGCACGTCAATGAGGTGCTGTCGCTGGTCCATGTGTCTGTGGAGTGCGTGGAGGTCATCAAGGACGATGTTCCCGAGGGCAAGACGATTGCACCCCGCGTTGTCCTCATTACCGAAGATGGTCAGTCGTATGCATGCGTTTCCGTGGGCGTGTATCAGTCTCTGAAGCGGATGTTTACGTTGCTCGGTACCCCTGATACGTGGACGGAGCCGGTGAAGATTAAGCCTGTTCTTATCAGCACCAAAAAAGGTCAGGTTTTGTCTTTGAATCTGGTTTGATCTAACCAATGGCCGCCGCACATGCGGTGGCCTTATTTATTATAGGAGGCCCCCCATGAAAAGTAAAGATAACAGAGTATCCTTGCTGAACTGTGACGACTCCATGATATATCTTGCCTCTGCCATTGTATATAGTGGAGTTGCATCCAAAGATGTTGAGTTTTTCCGCTCTGAATGGGCCAAAATTATTTTCAACGGATTGGGCATTGAAGCGGACCCTCTGGACTGGTATTATATGATTTTAGATAGAAAGGAGCAAGAAACATGGCAGTAGGCGCAGCTAAAGCAAGTGCAGCCCTTAAATACAGTGTCGAGTTGTATACCCCCTATGCCTTGGAGTCTTGGCCAGATAATCAGATGCGCAAAGAATACACTCGACTGCGTGACATTGCGCAGAAGCGTATTAAGCGCCTATCCGCAGACCCCATTAGCGGCACAAGCGACGTTTATAAAGAATTTGCCGGAGGTTTCCCAACCCTAAAGGCAATGCGCGGAGACCGTGAAGCATTGGAACAGGCGCTCGCAGATGTAGCGCGTTTTGTGCGTTCCAAGGGTTCCACCGTTGGCGGTGCGCGTGAAGAATTCACGCAAAAAATGAAAGTCGGGGGTATTGATGTCGCCGACGTGCCCGAGGATCAGTACACGGCTCTGTCGGAATGGTGGGAGATCGTGAAAGCATCGGGCGTTTATTACTATCCGTCTGATCAGCCGGTTATGTACTGGCGCGAGAAAGGCGGCTACAATGTCAGTAACGACGATTTTGCAAAGTGGCAGCAAGGTGAGGTCAACTATGGCAAAGACTGGGACTACAGCGACGGCAGCAGTTCCGCCGACCTGCGCGGAGGTTTTGGCGGAGGCTTGTAATTATAACCCTGTCCCGTGGCTTATGGAGCATTTAGACCGCAAACACACAAAAGGCAAGAAACGCAAAACGAACAAGAAGCGCTTGTATGTGAATATGCCGTGCGCGTTTGATATTGAGACTAGCCGAGTATGTGTTGATGCGGACGACAATCCCCACACCTTAATGTATATTTGGCAGTGTCAACTCGGTCTGGATATTACCATTATTGGTAGGACGTGGGGCGAGTGGCTGAACTTTACGGGAGCAATCAGCGACTATTTGCAAGCAAACAGCGGCCCGCAAGGTGATTGGTATTTGTGCATGTACGTTCACAATCTTGCACATGAATTTCAATATTTGTCGGGTGTTCTGGATTTTGGCCCGGGTGATGTGTTCGCCAGCAAACCCCGTAGGGTCTTAAAATGCGACAATCGCGCTATTGAGTACCGATGCAGTATGCGGCACAGCAATTTGTCCCTTGATGCCTGGGGCAAACAACTGGGCGCCCCACATGCCAAATTGACCGGGGCACTTGATTATTCCAAAGTTCGGTACCCATGGACTTCTTTAACGTCTACAGAATTAGCGTATTGTGTCAATGATGTCAGGTGTATTGTGGAGTGCCTGTTAATCGAGATGAACCGAGACGGCGACGATCTGTATACTCTACCACTAACGCGCACCGGATACGTCCGACGAATGGCACGCGAAGCAATGTATAAATGGGGCATTAAACGGGTCAAGCGCCTTTTGCCGTCGTGGGACCTATACCAAATGTTGCGGGAGGCGTTCCGGGGCGGTGACACCCATGCGAATCGGTATTATGTAGGTCTCCATTTGGAAAACGTCGGTTCCGTGGATATGTCGAGCGCCTATCCTGCCACTCAATGCGAATGTTATTTTCCTATGACGCCATTTAGGCAGGAACCGGCCACCGTAGAGAGGTTAAGGCAATGTATGAGGCACGGCAAGGCTTGCTTGATGCGCTTGCAAGTGAAAGGTTTGCGTCAGCGTTTCAAGTGGTGGGGGTTCCCATATATCCCCCTTGCAAAGGTTCGGCACTGTGAAGGATACATTAACGACAATGGGCGTCTGCTGTCTGCTGAACAGTTGGAGATCACCATTACCGATATAGATTTTAGAATCATTGCCAAAGAATATGACTGGGACGCCCTTAACGTTCTGAACCTGTACACGTCCGATTATGGCAAACTGCCAAAGCCCTTGACGGATTGTGTAAAAGAGAGCTATACCGGCAAAACATCCCTTAAAGGTGTTCCCGGTCAAGATTTGTATTATGTCAAGGCCAAGGGCGATCTCAATAGCTACTACGGCATGACTGCCCAAGACCCCTTGCAGCTGGACACACTTTTTGACGAGGACGACCCCGACAATCTTTGGAGCGAGTGCACCGACGACCCGGAGGGCAGTTATAACGACCACCGCCCACACTTGTTCTTACCTTATCAATGGGGCGTATGGACAACGGCCCACACTCGCAAGCGCCTAAAGATAGCGCAATGGGCCGCAGGCAAGAATGGTGTGTACTGCGACACTGACAGCGTCAAATACATGGGCAATATTGATTTAGCGGAGTTTAACAAATCTGTGAAGCAGCTGGCGAAAGATAACGGCGCTTGCGCTACAGACCCAAAAGGCAATATTCATTATATGGGCGTGTATGAGCAAGAGCGCAGCTATGCGGAGTTTATGACGTGGGGCGCTAAAAAATACGCGACTACCTATAAAAAGGGCGGGCCAATTACTACTACCATAGCAGGAGTTAGCAAGCGGAAAGGCGGTTTGGAGCTGGCCCTTTGGGGTGGTTTTGAGGTATTCAAGCCCGGCTTTACGTTTTGTCTTGCCGCCGGAAATCAGGTTATTTATAATGACCGGCCCAATGTGCCCGATTTTGTGGTTGATGGGCACACTGTACATATAACAAGAAACCTGTGTATTTGTGATAATACGTACACATTGGGAATTACCGACGAATACGCAAAGATACTGGGGTACAAGATTATGGAGGTTGTCTGATGATCAAACTGTACACTGATGAAGGTTGGCCGAATTTTTCCGAAAAAGATGGCATATTGTCCACCGGAGCATCTATTATTTTTATTTGGGGCGGACGTGGTACCGGCAAGACGTATGGAGCATTGAAGCACGTGCATCAGACCGAGGAAGAATTTCTATATCTGCGCCGCACGCCGCAGCAGGCGGAACTTATTTGTGCATCGCCCAGTATGTGGCCGTGGTCTCCATTGAACGACGATTTGCAAACACATTACGCCCCGTTCAAATTGCCCAAAATAGCGGGACTGTATGAAGTGGGCAATGCAGGAGCCTACACGGATACAGGAGCGCCCATAAAACCGGCCAAGATGTCGGGCGTAGTGGGTAGTGTGGTGACTCTTGCTCGTACCCGTGGTTTCTCAAGCCCCCATACCAATATAATTATCTTGGACGAATACCAGAAAGAAGAGTCCGACTATTACCGGCGGGGCGAGGGTGTGGGCCTTGCCAACATTTATGAGACGGTCAACCGTAACCGCGAATTGCAAGGGCAACAGCCCCTGACGCTGTTGTGTATGTCAAACGCTGTTGGAATGGCTAACCCCTATTATATGCAGTGGGAAATCACCGATACAGTCGAAAAGATGATCGGCAAGAAAGAGCGCGTAAAGCTGTTGGCCGATAAAGGGATTCTTTTGATTGATCTTGTGGACAGCCCTATTGCCAAAGAGAAAGCCAATACGGCCCTCTATAGGTCCATGACCGGAACGGACTTTTATAGGTCCGCTATTGAAAACCAGTACAGCGCCGAGGAGAAGAGTCTTGTTGTATCTCGGCCCCTCCGGGAATACTACCCCCTTGTTCAAATTGGGCGGTGCTGCATCTATGAGCATAAGAGCAAACCCCTTTACTATGTTTGCCGCCACAGGTCGGGTGAGATGCCCACATACGGCACCGGCGATTATGAGCGTAAACGATTCAGGGCCGCGTATGGGTATATCTGGCCCGCGTATTTGCAGAGGCAAATTGAGTTTGAGCGCTACTCGGATGAAATTTTCTTTCGTGAGTATTGCGGCACTTGACTTTTTTATACGGGTAGTATATATTAAAGTTAATCCCAGGTGCCCACAGGCAGCCCCCAGAAGGGGCGGGCATGCGTCAGCCAGCGCAAGAACCTGGGATTTACTTGTATCTGTATGGGAGGTGATGTTATATGAACGTTTATGCAGTTCTGGCCGTTCTGGTGTTTATTGGTATGGATGTTGTCAGTGGTATGGTAAAAGCCTTTTCTACCACGGGTTTCGATTCCAGCGTGATGCGTCAGGGGTTTTATCACAAACTCGGGGAAGTTCTGGCCGTGGGGTTGCTTGCTGCCGCTGATTTTTACTTGCCCATTGTGGGCGTCAACGTCGATGTGTCTTTCTCGGCCATCGGTTGCGCCTATTTTGTCTTGATGGAAATTGGCAGCATTATCGAGAATATCGGAACGATCAACCCTGAATTGGTGGGGCCTCTTACTAAAATTTTTGCAAAACTCAAGGGGGATTAACCAATGGGTTGTTATATCATTTTCGCCCAGTCGATCACCAACGAGCGCGCGTTTCTGCTGGCTGACCTGTGCACTCGTTTGAAAATCGGCTACTATAGCGACTGGGCAGACGTCGCTCACACGCGGCAGTGTTGCGCAGTGGGCCCTCTCTCCAAAGGAGACAAAGATCAGGTCATTAAATGCCTGACACATGACACATACGTTGTAATGGAGGCGACAAAAGTTGAAAATCAGTGAAAAAGCGGCCCTCGCTATGGCCGGATACACCAAAGCAGAGATCGAAGCTATGGAGCAGCCCGCACCGCAGCCCGCACCGCAGCCCGCACCGCAGCCCGCACCGCAGCCCGCACCGCAGCCCGTGCCGCAGTACGATGGCCTCGAAACCCTGTTGCAGCAGATTCTGCAGGGCCAGCAGACCAGCGCACAGGCAATGCAGACTATGACGCAGACGCTACAGGCAAACGCGCTGGGCCTTGGCATCCAGCAGCAGCCGGCGGCAGATGCCGCTACGGTGACGGCCCGAATCATCGACCCGACGTATGGAAAGGAAGTGAAGTAATATGCCAACCGGTATGGATTTTGTGGACATTGCCGCAATTCTGACAGAGATCAACAAACTGGCCACCGGGCAGACGCCGACGTCGCCCATCGTGAACACATACGATTTCGTTTCTGTTGCGCAGGCCACGTTGCAGACCGGCACCGACAATTACACCAAAGCGATCAGTCAGGTGCTCGGCCGTACCATTTTCGCCGTCCGTCCCTATGACGCACCCCTGAAACGCTTGCAGGTGACGGGCGATGACTGGTCCAACCATGTGCGGAAGATCAATTTCTGCGACACTGACCCCGTCACCGACAAGGCGTGGGCGCTGGCGAACGGCCAGAGCGTGGATATGTACGAAGTCCACAAGCCTAAAGTCCTTCAGACAAACTACTATGGGCAGACCAACTACAGCCGCGTGTACACGCAGGCTGATACCCAGATGGAAGCGGCCTTCAAAGGCCCCGAGGAACTGGCGCAGTTCTGGTCCTCGTTCGTGCTGCATCTGTCGAACCAGATCGAGGCAGACCGCCGTAACCTTGCCAACAACCTGATGGCCAATCATCTGACCGGCATGACTGCGACCAGCCCGAAGAGCGTCATTTATCTGCTCGACGAGTACAACGCCCAGCAGGGCACGAAACTGACCGTGCAGGACGTGTACAAAGAAGCAAACTTCCCGGGGTTTGCCAAATACGCCTATGGTCGTATCAACGATATTTCCCGCCTGATGAAGGAACGCACCATCAACTGGCATCAGAACTGGAAGATTGGCAGCACGACGTACAACATCATGCGCCACACCCCGTATGATCGTCAGCACCTCTACCTGTACAGTGGCACGCAGAGCCAGATCGATGCCCGCGTGATTCCCGAGGTGTTCCATGATAACATGCTGAAATACCGCGACGCCGAACAGGTCACGTTCTGGCAGAACATCAACGAGCGCGAGACCATTTCTGCGACTCCTATCGTGACCAACACTACCGGGAAAGCCCTCAAGAGTACCGCGGTGAAGCTCACCAATGTGTTCGGATGCCTGCTGGACTGGGATGCAATCGGCTATACTCCGAAGCTGTCCCGCGTGGTTTCTACGCCCATGAACGCCCGCGGCCTGTATACGAATTTCTGGTATCATTACGGGTGGTCGTGGTACGACGACTTCACCGAGAACGCCGTTCTATTCCTGATGACCGCCGGAGACGTCACTGCGCCCAGCAAGGGCGACGCAACCTCCACCCTGAAAACCACCACGCACAAGGACGAGGACCCCTCGAAGTCCTGACCGGCACCGGCGGGCATCTGCCCGCCGGTTATTTTATAGGAGGTGCAAAATGCAAGCTACATTCTATCAGTTTGCAAAGCGCACAAACAGCACAAAGCGGCCCAGCGGTGGGCAGGAGTTCGGAATTGACCTTAAAGCCCCTTGCAACATCATTGACCCCGAGATCAAGATTGCAACACAAAGCGACCCCACCGGGTACAATTATTGTTACCTTCCCACATTCAGCCGGTATTACTGGGTCAAAAATTGGACGTATGTCGACGGTCTCTGGAATGCCTCGTTGACTGTTGACACGCTGGCAAGTTATCGCGAACAGATTGGCAATAGTACGGAGTATGTCACAAGATCGTCGGCACAGTATGATGGTACAATTTCAGATGGACTTTACCCGGCATCGGCTAAAGTGCAAAGTGTAACAACCGCTTTTCAAGGTGGCTTTGCGGAAACAATTAGCGGGGGATTCTTTGTTATTGGGTTTATAGCTAAAGCCGCAAACTCCATTGGGGCTATTACATATGCAGTAATGACCCCTACAAATGCCAAAAAACTATCTGCAAAATTGCTGACTGATGTGTCATACCTTAGTATTGACAATACGGAAATTAGCGACAGTTTAACAAAGGTTCTTTTTAATCCCTATCAATATATCGTAAGTTGCAATTACTTTCCATTTGACATCGCCAAAATCTCCGCACATTTACCGCTTGTTTCAAGTGTAGATGTCGGGTGGTGGTCGATAGACGTTCCATGTTGGATTTTGGGAGAAGACAATAACAAATTAACAAAATCGGTGAGCGTGAGTATCCCGAAGCACCCTCAAGCGGTAAGCCGCGGAGGGTATTGTAATGCCTCCCCCTACACGGACTACACTATCTTCTTGCAGCCCTTTGGAGTGATACCTCTTGACGCATCTAAACTGTGGGGCGCTGTCACCTTATCTATACAATATATGGTTGACCTTTTCACCGGTGACAGTATCTTACGTATATTTACCGATTCGAATCAGCTAGTACACGAGACAACCGCCAAACTTGGGGTACCTATTCAACTTTCCAATATTACATTTGATATACCGTCGGGCAGCGGAGGCTTGCTGCATACTGGTATTGCGGCAGCGTTCGGAGGTATCCAGGCAGCATTATCCGGGGGTTCTTTCTCAGACGTCGGAAACGGTATTTTAAATGCTGCACAGGCAACTAATGCAGATGTAGCGAGCAAGGGCGCAACGGGGTCCACAATAGCTTTTGATTCGGTGCCTTATATGGTTGCGCGCTTTAAAATTCTTACGGATGATAACAATACCGACCATGGGAGACCATTGTGCAAACGTGTGCAAATATCCACTATCCCGGGGTACATCATGGTTGACGATCCGGACATTGCGCTAACAGCAACAGCAGAAGAAATTGACAGCGTCAAAAGTTACATGAAGAATGGTTTTTTCTATGAATAGGAGGCGTGAATAATGGCCGTATATAAACAGTGTATTACTGACGTGTCGCCAATCAGAGTGACCGCCGGTTATCCGGCGTACTCGGACGGAAGCCCCCACCGGGGCATTGACACGGTGCACGGCAATCATAAAGCCTACGCGCCCGAGGCGGGCGTTGTGGTCGTGGCGCAGCACTGGAATGGCAGTACCTCGGGCAATCAGTCGTGGGGAAACATGATCAAAGTACGGATGGCCGACGGCACCACTTGGCGAGCTGCGCACTTTGCCTCGCAAATTTGGAACGTTGGCGACACGATTGCAAAGGGTCAGTTTATCGGCACGCAGGGCAAAACCGGCAACGCAACGGGCATTCACACGCATTGGGAGTACGCCGATGCTGCCGGAAACCTGCGGGACCCTTCCAGCATTATCAGAATCCCGAATCAGGTCGGCACATGGGAAGTAGAATGGGACTCCGGCGGGGGCCCGGGACCCGGCCCGGGACCCGGCCCGGGACCCGGCCCGGGACCCGGCCCGGGACCTTGGCCAACCGGCAAATTGCCGATTTGGTTACTGTTTAAAATGTCTAAAGGAGGCCGTCTGTTATGAGTGCGCCCTACAGCTATGAGCAGATCAACGCTCATGTGTCGCCGGTGACTCCCTCCGTGATGCACACCAAGGGCAACAGCTTATCCTATTATTTCCGCAAATATCTGTTCCTTGAAGCTGTGTCTATGGTCCGGTGGACGCTCCCCGACACATGGCCCAGTAACCGTTTGCAATATCTTGTTTTCGGGTCCGGTGGTGTCACGGTGTTCAATACTGACCGCTACGGTCTGGTATATGACCGAATGGGATTGACCGGCATTAACATTTTCTACAATCCCACACACTCCATCATTGCAAACCCTTTTATCAAAGGGTCCCCTTATTTGCAGATCGGGAAGCAGTGCGAGATCATCAATTTGCAGCCCGATTACCGCGGCATGGTGGATATTGTGGCCTATTATGGGGATATGATGGCCCTTGCGGCCCAGACCATCCAGAGCAATTTAATAAACAGCAGGTTAGCATATGTGTTTGCATCTGGTAACAAGGCCGGTGCGGAATCTTTTAAAAAGATGTTCGACCAGATCATGCAGGGCGACCCCGCCGTGTTTGTGGATTCCTCGTTGCTCAAAGCGCCTAAAAATGGGGCATCCGGGCAAGACCCTTGGATGTACTTTGCGACAGACCTTAAAGGGAACTTCATTACCAACGAACTGTTGACAGCCCTTAAAACCATTAAAGCCCTGTTCGATACCGAAGTCGGAATTCCCAACACCAACACCAGCAAGAAAGAGCGGATGCTGACTGACGAAGTCAATTCTAACAACGTTGAGACAGCCGCCAAAGCGTCGCTATGGTTGGACAGCTTGCAGCATGGGTGTGAGCGGGTCCACAAGCTCTTTGGAATTGACAAATCTACTTTATGGGTCGATTGGCGTTTTCCGCCCGATACTGGAGCGCAGGAGGTGAACAACGATGCACGCAACATTGAGCTTTAACGGCCTGTTGGCAAGATACCCGAACCTGTTCGATGACTTGAAAGTCCCTGACAGTGTATCTAAAGAAACTGTTTGCAATCAATTACTGTTTGATACGCTGGAATTGGAGGTGTTGTACGCGGATGGCCCCACTATGCGCAGGGCGCTGGGCGTCTATTCTGAAACCATGCTTCCTGGCTGGACCCGGTACGCCGAGGCGCTGGGCCTTAAATACGATGCTTTGGCTTCCGATGACCGAACCAGAACCACCGACCATGCAGGAACCAGCGGCGGCACGATCAACCGCACAAACGGCGTGAAGGGAACAACTACACGAGCGCCCAACCTGACCACCACCGGCCAGAATACCGGCAGTGACAGCACCACCCGGGACGTTACGGGGTTTGACAGCGGGACATTGCAAACCGCTGAAAAGAGCACTACGGCCCTTGGAACTGGAAACACCATTACCAGCAGCGGCACGGACACGACCACCACCGATCAGACCACCACCGATAACAATACTTCGGAGTTGCACGACGGCTACAAAGACACCGTGACCGAGAAGGGCCGGGCAGGACGGAACCCGCAAGACCTTATTGCCAAAGAGTTGACCCTTGCAATGGAGAACGCCGTTCATAAAATCGTTACGGACATCCGGGCAAATTTTTGTTTGCTGGTATATTAAGGAGATGTGATTTATGAGTATCAATCCTATTCACAGAGCGCCCTACACCAATTTCCATGATCTCAATCTTGATTGGATTATGGACGAGCTGAACGAATTCAACACCAAACTGACGAATTTCGTCAGTCTGGCCACGATCAAGTACGCAAACCCGATTCAGTGGGACATCACAAGCCAGTATGAGGCAAATACCGTTGTAGTGGACAGCAACGGCAACGCCTATCTTTCTGTACAGCCGGTGCCGTCCGGTGTTTCTCTGGACCGTACAGAATTCTGGACCAAAATTGGCAATTTCGATGAACTTTGGGCCGATGTCAAAAAGGCCATTACTCCCAACGATGAGGGGCATAGCCCCACCGCGACAGCGAATAGAGCGGTCAACGATCTTGTCTGGGTAAACGGGGCGCTGGTACGTGTCACAAGAGCAATGATTGCCGGTGATGCCTACGTGCCCGGCTCCAACTGCGTCAGCAGCTCCACAAATGAAGTTCTGCACTACCTTGTGACTACGTTTAATGAGGGCTTGAGCGCAGAGAAAACGGCCCGGGAGAACGCCGACAAGAAGCTACAGCTGGCTATTACCGCAGAGCAGACGGCCAGAGAAAACGCCATTGCCGAAGAACAGACGGCCCGGGAAATCGCAGACAATGACCTTCAAAACGCCATTGCCGAAGAACAGACGGCCCGGGAAATCGCAGACAATGACCTTCA